TTATTGCAGGGCGTTGGCTAGGTTTTTTATGATGTGGTTTGCGTCCTTGGGAATAAATTTGCCGTAGTGACGGTGAATCATGTCAGTGTTGGTATGTCCAAGCTGGTTTGCCAACCATTCGGCAGTGATAGCACCGGTCGACAACACTTGGCTTGCATAGGTGTGCCTGCCATTATTGACAGGTCGGTATCTAACCCCACAGGAGTCAAGATGGGCAGTCCATCGTCTTGATAACTGGCTATATGTAAAATGGCTGATCTCATCATACCAAAGCCAAGTGAGCGATTGTGATTTTATCCTTTTGTTGTCGCGGTCTGTGATAGCGATTGTATTTTTGGGATTGTCTTTGACTTGGTTGATTTGTGATTGTAAGGCGTTGATAACTTCGGGCAATAAATCAACTTGGCGTTTGCGGCGGCGGTTTTTTGTTACCCGGTATTGGTCACGAACAAAACTGCGATTGACGAATAAGCAGCCTTTTTCTAGGTCTACGTCTTCGACCGCTAAACTTATCAGTTCGTGGAATGATAATCCGCTCCATAGCATGACTGTATAAAGGTTATGCAGGGTAGGGGTCGTTGGGTAGTTTAATATCCTTGTTATTTCGTCGCGGTCAAATGGGTCGATATCATCTGGGTCGGTTTGTCCTAGTGATATGTACTTGGTTGGGTCGTTGATGGTTTTTTGATGTCTTGCCCAGTAGCTGTAAATTTTGCGCCATAGCATGAGAATTTCTTTGACCGTTTTGGTAGAGAGTTTTTGTAATAGCACGTTATAAACCCATTCCTCTATCTCTTCTACGCCAATCTTAGCGATAGGTTTCATGCCCCAATATGGTTCGATGTGGGTTTTGACTTTGCTGTCATAGGTGTCAAACGATATTTTGGCGACTTTGTTGGTCTCAACTTTTCGCCATTGGTGGATATAGTATCCAAAATAGCGGTCAGCGCGTTTTGATGAGTCGGGGAATACGGTATCACGGTCAAAAATACCCATGCGTAGTTGCTGGGCTATCATGTCGGCAGTGGCTTTGGCGGCGGCAAGGTTGGCATCGGTGGGTGGGCTGTTATGTATAGTCTCGCGGTAACGCTCACCGTCGATTTTCCACCAGATTCTGATGGCGGTTTTGAGCGGTTCAATGCCTGATGATATTTTTTGCATGAGGTATCCTTAATTTCAGATTTGGATAGGTCTTTTTACGCGCGTTTTTGGGACAAACGAAGGGTTAAAAACACGGTTATTTAACCGTGTTTTGTGGTGATAAAAAATAAAGGTGATTTGGTGATATTTTTACCAGTGGACTTTTAAGCCATTGATAATTCGCTAATTACTGGCTGTGTGAGATGGGTGATTTTTTGGTGATCATTTGGTGATTTTTTGGTGATACGATACGCCAACGGCAGTTTCAGATAGTATTTTTTATCTTCACGCTGGATGTGTACTTCCATTTTATCTGTGATTCGCTTAATGGCTGTCATGAATTGCTGTTTGGTGTAGTCTTTGGCGTAATCATCGTAAGCAAGGATGGTCTGACCTTCAGCTATTTTGTCGATAAAAATATGCAATAGGGTTCTAGTCTTATCGGCTACAACAGGCACAATTTTACCTTTAACCCGTATTGATAAATCGTCACCGAAGGTAAAGCCTTCATTACGAGCTTTGTTTTGGTAATAACGATTTAAGTCGTGCAGGTCAAACAATCTGCCGTCCATACGAATTAAGGTATCGCGATCTAATTGCTCAACGCTTTTGAGTGTGCCTGGTTCTGAGATGGCGTTGATGTGGCTGACAACATTTTTGATATTGGCACTTAAAAAGATGTCGCTACGGGATTTGAAGAGCTGCATTTTCATGATTGGTGTCCTGTGAAAGTTTTACTTGGCATTGGTCGCAGATGATGCCCACTTCTGGGATATAGATGCAGAGGTGAGCAGGTCGATAGTTTTTGCAAACATCGCATGGGCATGGCTGATATTTTTTAAATACCTGCATGCCTAGTGCTAATGTCTTAGTTGCCATGTCGGTGCTTCTTGTCATGGTATTCTTGGCAGTCAATACAGCGAGTCACGCCGCCAAGTTGTTGCCGTTTTAGTGGGATTTGTTCGCCACAGTCTTTACATTCTGTCAATGACGGGCGATTGAATTTTGGGGCGTTGGCAATGGCTCGCTCGATGGATTGTTGGGCGACGTCATTGGCGGTGTCGATAATGTCAGTCATTGTCTTTTACCTCATAAATTACATTGATTTGTGGCGTGACTTGGCACGTTTGTTCGCATTTCGGGCATTCATATTCGAATGTATCCCTGTCATGATGCCAACATTCATACAGGGATTCTTGGCACGCATCGACGGGGTGATTACAGTGTGGACAGTGAAAATCAATCATCATTTTTGTCCTTAACTGAAAAATCGGTAATTACTAAATCCATTTCAAAATCGAAGTCTATATTTTTGATTTCTACCCAAGGCTTAGGGTTATAGCCTTCTCTTTCTGCTATTTCTCTATTGACACCTACTTCTGTCCAAAACTGACGACCAATGCAGTAATCAGCGACAATGTAAGCGTATCCGAGTAAAACCCTTTTAATAACATCACCTTTTTGCTTTTTTAGGCTTTCTACATGACCACTCCAAAACTGGTGCATGTCTAGCCAATGCTGGTACGGCATGTTTACCACTGCATCAAAAGACAATTCGACCTCATTCCATTCGTCTTTTAATTCGATGTGGTAGATATTGGTGTCTTGTTCGCCAGCATTGGCTTTCTCGAGAACTTGTTCAATTTGCATCGTATTTTTCCTATTCAGTAGGTTTAGTAAAAATCCAGCACTTCATGGTTTTAAAGCCATCAATTACTGACATAACGCTGATATTGCTATCAACGAATTTATAACGGCTACTATTTTTTAGCAGGCGTTTCATTTGGGTGATGTCTGGTAAGTCTTGGTAATTTTCCCTTGCCACCTTATAAAAATGGTTGAGATTGATACCAATTTTTCGACTTGGGTCGTTTATATTGGTATGACAAACAAACTTGCCTGTTGACATTAAAAATTCAAATACGCTCCAGAATTTATCAACATCTGGGTGGTCGGCTTGTAAGCGTTGAACTCGGGTTTGCGCCATTTCAAATAATGCTTGCTTGGCTTGCTCGGCTTGTTGGTCCGTCATCAATCCAGACAGTACATGTGTTTGCAAACAGTCAATCATGGCGGCTATTTGTGCATGATTGAGGGCAATACGAGTATGGGTAACACCAAACTCGTGATAGCGTGCCTCATACATACGGATTCGCTGTTGGTAAGTTTCTAAAATCGCTTGTTCATTTTTCAGTGCATGCGCCATAAAGCGACTGGTTAGCTCGATGGGCAATCGATCAAGGCTGTCGACGATGTGCTTGGTCTCTAGCGTCTGACCATCCCGTGTCAATTTGACATGGATGATACGGGTTAGCATCGCCTCACTGGCTTGTATTTCTTCATTCTGGGATATCATCACGGCGGCACGAAATGGCGGACTGTAAGTGTCATTGCCATTGTTTTTAACGCCTTTAGAGCGGATGGAGCGACCATTAAACGCGTCTTTGAGTGAGTCCCATTCAAAAGTTTTGAATGATTTGGCTTTGCCGTCTTCGTCGTTACGGTCGCCTTCGATTAGGGCGATAGGTAGGTTTGCGACTTGGGCAAAGTTGCGGTACACCGCCACGCTTGTAGATTTGGATGGGTCAAACCCTTCGTAGTCTTCTCGACCTGACAGTTTCCACATAAATTCAAGCAGACGTGATTTACCTGCGCCTGCTTGTCCTACCAATTCAAAGAATGGATATGAGCGATCAAGTCCGCGGATTTGCTCGGCAAAGTAAGTGCCAAGCCACCAAGCCATGACAATCGTACCGTATGCACCGCGAACGCGATGAAAATTATGCCACCAACTAAAATCAGGCTTATCTTTGGTGTTGATGTGCAATACAGGGTCATTGGCCAATGATTTGATTTCAAGGCGACCGATTTTGTAATAGTCTTGGCTGTTTTTGGCGACGACTTTGCCTTTGGATATTGCCACATCATTAAAGATATAGGCTTGGTGTTCTTTGGCGTAACCAATAAAGTCCGTGGTTTTGACTTCTTTTAGTCCCTCCATTTGGTGCTTGGCGATGATATCTAATTGCATAGCTGACCCTGTCCAAAGTACACCAGCAAAAACCGATAACAAACGCGGTTTTAATTTACTGGGACTAGATAACTGGTCGCCTGTGATAGTGGTTTGCTTGTCGCCTTTGTTGGTGGTGACTCGAGTGAAGTACCAGGATTCATCTGTAACGTCGTTTCGCTGAAAATACAGGGCTTCGAGTTTGGCATTTAAAATCTCATGGGTGGACGATGTCTGGCGAACAAACTTTGCCATCTGCTCATCTTCCCCTTGAATATCCCCTAACATATCTTCAATCTCATGTGCTTCAACATCAATGAGTTTGGATAGTTTGGCTGTGTCAAGCTCAAACCAGTAAGTGCGATTACCATGCTCAAAGTAAAATTGTGATAGCTTGGTGTGCATATAGCGGATGACCGCTGCGTCGGTCGGTGATTTTGCGGTAAGCAAGTCACCAAAGTAGCGGTATTTTTTGAGATGTTCGTCTGTTAGTTGCCCGAGTTCGTGCAGGTCGTTCCAGTCAAGCTTTTTGTGTTTGTCATACGGCGGTTGGGCAGCGGCACTCTCAAATCCGATTTTTTTGGCTTGTTCGATAAATTGCTTGGTGTAGCGTTGCCCTGCGGCGTCATTGTCAAAAGCCCATACAAGAGTTGGTAATGTTTGGCGTTTCTCATCGTATTTTGCCTTTAATTCATATAATGAATTCTCTGGGAAATTAACGCAGCTTAGTGGGCTGACAGTGGCAAGCCCATGCTCTGCTAATGCGATAGCATCAAAGATACCTTCACAAATCCATATTTCTTTTGGCATCAAAGCGTTTGCAGGGTGCCACCACCAGTAGCCATTAATTTTGTAGCCATATTTGAAATTGGCTTTTTTGTCAAAACGGTCTGCTTGGTCGATAAAACGCTCCCACCAGCCACCGTTGGGTAAGGCAAAACGCACCGTGGCAGTGCCTAGGTTTAGCTGATTGCTAAAATATGACTCTTGGGAGTAGCTGCCTTTAATTTTGCTGATATCCAAGCCTCTGCCTTCTTTAAGGTAGGCATCGGCGGCGGCGTTGGGATTGGTTTCAGTGCGGACGTAGGTTTTTGACCAGTCTTTGAATAGATCGTCAAATAGTTCCTTAACATGGATTTCCAAACCACATTTATTGAGCCGTCCGCATTTGACGATACGGGGGCTATGGGCATGGGTGAAAAGTGACTTTTTACTACAGTCTGGGCAAACGCCTTCACGTAGCCATTCGCCGACTTGCTTAAAGCCGTACTCGGATTTCAGACGCGAGACGACTTGGGCATTAATACTCATCGTGGTTGTCCTTTTAGGAGCTGCCCCGTTATTTCAGGTTTTGGGGCAAGGCTTGGTTGGATTTGTCTTGCTATCTCGACATAGACGCTGGCACTGAATAAGCAATCTGCATTGCGACAAGTGGCTGTCAGTTCTTTTAATAGCTCATTCATCTGACGGTGCCGTGCGGTAGTCATTTTGCTACCGCAATGCGGACATCTGATATATGCCGTTGACATACGACCTCTATTGCTTGGTTGGGTTTAGCACGGTAAAACCACCGTGTGGCAGGTGATATTTCACAGTTTGTTTCATCGCTGACTGTGGGTTATTCTTACGGTGCTCGGCGATGATTTGTTGGCTTCTCTCCACAATCATCTGACGTGCTGCTTTACCTTGAACGGCTAAATCCTGGATGCGCATAGCTTCTAAAAATGCGTCTAGCTCTTTTTGATTGAGGTAGGCATAGATACGATGGTCGCGGATATTTTGATACTGTCTATACGCCACGAGACACCTCCTCATCTTGGGTGATTGATGCCAATGCGGTAAGGGAGTCAGTGACCAAGTCATTAAGAGAGCCTTGGTATTCTGGGTCTTTTGCTTGATGGTCGGCTAATATCTCATTGACCAATTCTTGAATGCTTGAGCCTTTTTTGTAGGCTGTGACTTTGAGGTAGGTGTGCATGCTTTCAGGGGTACGCACCGCTAACATTTTGGTTGTCATCGTGATTGTCCTTTTTTTAAAGGGTTGGTTAGAAAAGGTGTTAAAATGTTTTTGCTAGATTTTTAACAAATTAACAAAGATTATTATGACTTACGAAAAATCATAAGTCAATGGGTATTATTATGAATAATGAAAACTTAAAAATCGTAAGTGAGCGGCTAAAGAGCGAACGTATAAGATTAGGTCTTAAGCAAACGGATGTCTTGAAGCAAATTGATGTGGCGATTTCAACCTTTAGTAACTATGAAAATGGTATACGGTCGCCTGATGTAGAGTTTTTGCTGAAGCTTGCTGAATTGGGTTATGACGCGGGTTATATACTGACGGGTAAACGTTTGGATGAAGCGTCATCAGATTTGACAGAGTCTGAGCAAATTTGGCTTGAGATCTATCGCAAACTACCCAAGGATGATAGTGAGCGACTTATGAAAATGGCGAAGTCACTGTTATAAAAAAACCCCTGTCAGGTGACAAGGGTTTTTCTGGAACTAACTATTTAGTTGCCTGTTTGAGATGGCATTGGTGGCTTATCATAATTATCGACGAATGGGCAATCATCGTTAATGATAGATTGAATTTCTGCATATGCTAAACCTGTGACTTTGGCGATATCAGAAAAGATGGTTTGTAATTGCGCTGTGTCTACTTTGGTGCTGTTGCCATTATTCGCCAATCGTGACATGACCCCCGCATAGCTTGAGATACGCAATAGTTCGCTACTGATGGATGCTTGATTGGGGGTCATTATTTTACTCCTTGTATAAAGTCAGTGATTTGGTGAAACATCGTCCAAGCCGCTTCATGCTCTGCATAGCTTGCCGTGTTATTACCATAAATAATCAATAGTGCTTGCGTCGCTGATAAATTTAAGGCAGTGTCATCGCGATTTGGCACGTAAATATAATCTTGTTGTTCTCTTAATTTAACCGTCTTAACCATATCCTGCAATCTTTCAACGCTGATCTCACGACATGATTTGTCATGTGGATTGTTATCGTTTGTTAAGTCGTTGATATGCTTAACGATGTCGCTGAGATAAAAAACAAAGCGACGTTTTCCTGCGATATGGGTGCGAGCAATGGGGAGCTTAGACATTGGCAAGCTCCTTTTCATAACTGGTGATGATGTCATAAGCCATCCACGGGTCAATCAATCCTTGATGCTGGAGTGCCAATAAGTATCCTCTCATTGTCTGCACTTTATCTTGTCCGTAGCGGTCAACTGCCAGATAGGCTTTGAGGCGGTTGACTAGTACCATAGCGTCGTCATATTTTGATGTCTTCGGCTCGCATGATAATTTTTTTTCATACTCGGTAAAGATATCCCGCATTTGATAGCCTTCAATCGCCGCAAAATGGCACATACAGGTTAAAAATCCGCTAAAGCGTTGTAAGCGTTCCGCATGGGATAGACCACGACGTGCCAATTCTGCTTTAAACATATCAATGAGTTGAGTGGCTTGGGTGTCAGTCATCATGTCCATTATGCCACCTCCGCTAATTGGGCTTTAACTATTGATTGATTGAGATTGATTAGCGTGGCGATGGGTAGACGGTAGGCAAGGCGTGGCTCACCTTGACCCGTGGTATCGATTGATTGCTCACTGATAATCTCTGCTTCGACACCACCCAATAAGGTCATGATGGTGCGAAATTCGAGGCTCGTTAGATCAGCTATGGGTAACGATATGTCGTCTAATAGGCCACTGATACGCTCAAATGATAGGTAAAGTAAGCCTTTTTTAAGCTCGCTTGGGCGGTCGGTAAGCGTAGTTAAATCTAACTGCCCTGAGATAATGGCATTGTTAATCATGCGCCATAGGGTAGCAGATTGGACAGGTAATGGGGTGTATACCCGGTTGGTGGGTTTGGTGAGGTGGTCAATGATGGTACGCTGGGACGCTTCGATGCGCTTGGCACGATGGCGACGGTGTGGTATGCCGTAGATGCGACGTTTGATTTGGCTTAATAGGGTTGGCTTGGTTGCCAAGGTGATTGTGGTCATGATGACCTCCTGATTGTTTAGTTAATTTGTCGCATAGTAGGCGACGGGCTTCAACTACCGCAATCAGGCGGCGGAACTTATTTCCCAAAGGGTATTTTATTCGGTTCTCTCGACCCGTCATAAGACGTTTTTGACGTGCGTATTATCCACCAATGCCATAATGATAACAATGGCTTGGTAAATTTTAGGCACAAAAAAAGCACGCTAACGGGGTGATTTTCGAACCGCTGATTGTTTAGTAGTGAGTAAATCATAAATCTTTTGTTTGTCGGTTGCAAGTTAATTTGTTATATTGTTGACAAATTAGCAAAAACTTAATTTACAAATATTGGAGATTATAAATGAGTGATAAAACATACACTAAACACCCTGAAGCTTTAACCGTTGCACTCGAGCTAACGAAAATGATTGTTAGTGGTTTATACTCAAATCCAGAATTAGGGGCTACTAAAGATTTGGCTGATAATCCAGAACATTCAATTTTAAACATTTTCGAGCGTTGTCTGCATGTTGCTAATGATGGATATGCTAGGACTGCATATATGGCTCAAAATGATACTAGTATAAATGAATCATCCATCGATTAGGGTTTGATATGTCAATTAATAGCAAGGATTCAGTTACTATAGTCTATTTTGGCGAAGTTAATCGTCAAGGTTATGAAAGAATAACTAAGGTATGTGAAAACCTTTCAGCTGACCATCCAAGGCAAGTGGATTTAGTGCTGTCAACTTACGGTGGCGATCCAGATGCGGGGTTTAGAATAGCAAGATGCCTTCAGCACTACTTCGAGGGCGGTATCAGTCTATATGTTCCGCATTACTGCAAATCAGCAGGAACCCTTATTGCTATTGGTGCTAAAGAATTGGTGTTATCTGATACAGGTGAGCTAGGTCCGTTGGATGTTCAAATCGCCAAATCGGATGAACTTTTTGAAAGGTCTTCTGGTATGGATATTACGCAAGGATTTGATGTACTATCTCAACAAGCTTATGATATGTTTAATAGTATAGCTATAAAAATAAAGACACAGACTAGACTATCAACAAAATTAGCTACAGAAGCTGCATCCCAAATTACAGTTGGTACTTTTGCTCCAATCTACGCTCAGATTGATCCTTTAAGGCTTGGTGAGATACAACGGGCAACAGAAATTGCTTTCAAGTACGGCAATAGACTTAAGGAAAAGTTTAATAATTTGTACGATGATGGCGTTTTTAATTTAGTTGCTGGTTATCCTTCCCATAGTTTTGTGATTGATAGAAAAGAAGCCAAACAAATCTTTAAGGCTGTAAGAGCACCAAATGCTGAAGAAATTAAATTACTTAAGCAAATAGATGTAGCAATTCGCAATATGGTTAATAGCCAAGATGTATTTTGCACGGATATTGATTTAAATGAGTTAGCTGAATTAGCAAAAGCCCATAATGAAACGCAAACTCTAAATGAGGAAATAAATGATGAAGAGTCTACACCAACCGTTAACCCAGGTGATGATTTATCAACCGTCTCAGAAGCTGAGGGATGCTCAAGAAAAGGCGATTCGTGAGCGTTCAGAACTTTTAACTAAGCTTGATGATGTGCGTCGATCTGATTCATTTTATACACATAAAAAAACGATTAATTCTCAAGTGCAACGTGAAGCAGTTTTAGGAATTTTCTAAATGGAATTATAAAATTTAAGCTAATTTTTACCATCAAACCGCCTTAATTGGCGGTTTTTAATTACATATACTTTCACACGGTACACCATCACCATCTCTATCCAGTCGACTCACACCACAATCATTCAAATAATGGCGTGCCTCAGCGCAGGTTGTCATTTGTTTGCAATATCGTTTTGAGCCACAACTGCTCCCTGAATCTGCAATGGCCTTTTGCTCGACTTGCTGGGTAATGGTTTGCGTTTGAACAGGGGCGGTCTGTTCGCCACGTTTGCCCCGTCTAAAATCACTTGGATAGATTGGGTTAGGTTCTGACCATAAACCCTTGGTGTCTGAGCGTGCGCTAGTCTCTAGGTCACCATAGTCGTTATCCGTCATGTATTCACGATATGCCCAAGCATAACCATCGGCTACCATTGCCTTATTGATATTTTTATCGCCGACAAACACTTCAGCAATAGTACGTCCATATTTATCGGTACCATTGGTTTTTAAGCCAATTGTTTTGCCAAAAACATAGCCAGATAATGCCTGCTTGGCGGCGGTACCAAAGGCTTGTGATTTTTCTGGGGCGTCAATTTGGTTAAGACGTACTTTGATTTGGGATTTGTCATTGGTGAGACAGGTGAGCGTGTCGCCGTCAGATATACCAACGACTTTACAACTGATATCAGCGTCACTTTTAATTGCTATCGGTTGTTCAATTGGCGGTTGTTGGGTAGTCGGATTGGATTTGACGATAATTGGCGGCGTTTGCTGCTCAGGCTTAGCTGCTGAGTTATTCTGGGGTGTTGCGACTAGTGCTTGCGGTTGTGTGGTATTACTTGTTGTTGGGGCTGAACTGCCTAACGCAATAATTGATAAGATAAATCCAATGCTTGCAATGACATTGCTCTTTACTCTGTTGCGTAATTTGTTCATGATCCAAACGGAAACGGGTGGGAGTATAGCCAAGGCGCTAAAAAACAGAATCAAGTTGGCTAGTGGGTGCTGAAAGAAATTTATTAGTGCACCCAAAGCTAAGAATGAACCGAATATCCAACGTATTGTATTAATAATAAAAATTAAAGCTTTTTTCGCCAACTTATCCATAATTAGAGCCCATTAAAATATTGTTGAATTGTCAAAATTGTTTTGCTAAATTGTTGACAATATAACATTAATTCTATGGAAGAAATAAGTTAACATGATGAATAATTTTTTTTCAAATCTATGGTATGGCTTTCTAATCTTAATGGTTCATGGCCTGCGAGGAATGGTTATCGGTTGTGTTTTTTTTGCTGTATGCTTATACGGATTGACACATACTCCTGATAGTTTGGTCTTAGTACCAAATGCACCTTCAATGGATTTATTACCATTTAAGAGAACTTTATTATTTGGTTTCGGAATTATGGCTTTAATATTGTTGTTTACTACTTGGATTAAAGACTGGAAATATAATTATTGGAAAATTCGTTGGTAGTTAATGAGAATCGCCCTGCCACATAGGCAGGGTTTTTTGTTACTTTAATAATATAGCAAGTAAATAAGGTAGAGCAAAAACCAATACAATTGATATACCAATACATATGATTAGAAAGTTTGGAATTTCACCAGAAATTCTTAATCCATTTTTTGGATGCAATTGTACTTCGGTCTTGGTATACTTTTTCATAAGTTATTGACCTTTTGAAGGGGGGTTAATAATCTAAAGCCCTTGACCGCTAATCTTGGGCTTTTCTATTTTTAACGTTTCATAGTTTCTCCTTGTTTTTTTAAGCTAATTTTCTAATTAGTAAATTGTTTAATCAACGTACGCCTGTTCTTATAATATATCCAAATAAATCTCAGTATAACAAGTCTTGAATTAGTTACTGAAATTTGATAGTGTCAATAAAAGATAAATAAGTTACTGATTTAAAACATATTTATTCATAAAATTTGCCATAATTTTAATTATTATTAAATTAATTGACAAAACTAAATTTTTCATAAATAAAAAAACCTTGCTAAATAGCAAGGTTTTTTATTAATTAAATTATGTGGAACTTGGGGCTGAAATCCGTACACGATGAGACGGCAGTCTTATTCGTCCAATCTGGGAAGTTGGCTTATCTCGACACACCCAAGCATAACTATTTTAGCATAATTATAGCTAACAAAAACTCGTTAAATAGCGGCTTTACTATCTTTTTTATCAACAGGTTTGGCGCCAAACTCTCCATTTATCGGTGCGGTCAAGTCAAGCTGCGTGGTTAATCCCTGCGATTTGCTATAGCTATGCGTGGCTTTGTCCACTGTCCATTTCAAACTATCAATTTCAATCTTGAACCCCTGAAGCTCAATGGGCGATTCAGTACTAATTGCTGGATAACCAAATGCACAGTTAATGCTAAATTTGCCTTGTTCACCCTCGATGCGTTTTTTCTCAGCATTGGCGGCGGCGGTAGCAGTTTTTTCATCCTTAAAATTGCCCTTTAATCTTTTGGCTTTTTGCCCGTCCTTGTCGGTGTTGACCGTTACTTTCTTGGCTTGCTTGGCGTCATGGTAAGTGGCTTGTACGTTATCAACGTCACCTTGTCGGTCTTCAATACTGAAACGGAACTGGTCGCCCTTGTCACGTTTTAGTACAGTCAGCGTAAGCGGTTGCCCAGAGACGGTCTTATTTTCATACGGCTGGAAGATAAGTAACTTACCGTGTTTGACGTTGACGACCGCCCCAAACTGCCAACAAAGCCGCGTCAGTAAGTGTAGGTCGGACTCATCGGTCTGATCGATATGCCCGACTTCAATGTTCATCAAGTAGTCAGTCATAGCAAGTTTCAGCTCATGACGAGTGGCGACTTCTTTGGCAATTTCGCCCAATTTTTTATCATGATAGCTTTGGGTGCGTCCAGACTTAAGACTTCCTTTCATATCAGCTGATTTGGCTTTTACAGTGATGGTATCGGGTGTGCCACCCCATTCAACGCTATCGACCGTATATATCCCCATGTCATGGATACCGGCATCGATATAACCCATCCAACATTGCAGTTTGACGCCACGCTTTGGCATGGCAATTTTGCCGTCGTGGTCGTCAAGTGTGAGAGACAGCTCATCGGCATCGCCTGATTTGTTATCCGTCACGGATAAATCCATGAGGCGTGACATGATAGCAGTGTCGAGCGGTTCGTTGTCGGCTGTTAGGCGAATGATAGGGGTTCTAAGCATCGTCTACTTTTTCCAAGTCTTTTTCCTCAAGATATATACGGCAACCTTCTATCGCTGGTAGGCTTCCAAGCGATATTTTGTCACCAAATATTTTGATGAATTGGTGCATTTGAAAGTGGTAAAATCCGTCTTCTTTTGGTTTCATGAGTTTTTGATAATCCTCGTCACTCATCCAATTCATACATATTGCATAATCATAATATTCTGCTAACGTCTGACGACCAAAATCATTAATTTTTACTCTAATTATGCTGTTCATGTTAAAAACTAACATTATGACTCCTAGTATTGCTGGGTTTCTGGTAAGCCACTATCAGGGGCTTTGTCGGATTGGATGCGGTTGTCATCAACCCGTGTCAATTTGAGTGTGCCGTCAACTTTGCGCGGTACACCATTGATTGTCAAAAAGCTACGGTTATCATCGATGCTATCAATAGCAAATACCCCATAAATATAGCCGCTGCCATCTATTAGTACATATCCTGCACCTGTATCTGCCATCTCTGCCAAGTCATCCACCGATTGGCGATTGCCAAAGCCATGTTCCTGGTATATCAAAAACGGAATTGATATCGTCTCTTCGCCCGTGCCTGTAAATTGGTATTGGGGTCTGCCTTGCGCGATATCGTTGCTGGCAAAACTCCAACTGCGGGAGCGTTGTAGCTCGTTAAAGGTGAGCGTGTCGACGCTAAATACAAATTGGCCTAACGATAAAATCATTATGTCCAAGCCTGTGGTAAGTCATATAAAGCGGTGTTATTTGTGGTTTGCCCTAGTTTTGCTTTAGCCAGTTCTTGGGCGACTAGCTGGGCAATGTCGGCAGGTGATTGGTTGGGCTGTGGGTAAATATTGATATTAATTGGCGCCGCTGACTGGGCGTTGGCATAACCACCGTTTGCCATTGATGCGGTAATGGGCTTACGGGTGTCAAATTTGATTTGACTGGTATCCATCGCACTGCGCAAATTGTCGGATGTGCGAATCATTGACTGCAATGGGGCATTATTGGCAAGTAAGCCGTTGTTAAGCCCTGCCATGATGTTGTCGCCGTAACCCATGAATACACGGCTAGGGGAGTGGATACCCATCATTCCTGCAAAAGCGGATTTTATCCTTGACGCTGCGGATTGTATGCTTGAGACAACGCCATTTATACGGCTCATAATGCCGTTTTTGAGTCCATCCATAATCTGACCGCCCATGGCTGACATCTGAGCGGGTAGTCCTGCTAAAAATGCCATAAATCGACCGGGTAGGCTTGCAACATAGGCAACCGCTTGCCCCCCATGTACGACGACCATCGCGGCGAAAGTGCCGATAGCTTGACCAATAGTTTGCAGTCCTAAAGCCAAGGCGCCGACGAGTCCTGCCACCACCTGTCCAATGAGTCCGACAATTGTGCCTAATATCATACCAAACGATTGTCCCGCACTGGTTGCCCCTGCAAGTTGCGCTTGGGTAGTTTGCGCAGGCGTAATTAGCCACATAAAGGCTGCGGCAAGTGCTTGAATTGCCCAAATGATTGCATCAATCACTGGTTTGAGTGGGCTGAAAATCTCACCCAACATAGACCATAAACTTGATAGCGTGGTCATCAACGGTGTTAGACCTGCTTTAAACCCGTCCCAAAATCCGATAAAAAACGCCTTGATAGGTGCCCAGTATTTATAAATCAATAAGGCTGCCACGGCGATTGCCATAATTGCCCAGCCAACAGGGGTGGTCAGTAATACGGTTGCTAATTGACCGATAGCAGTAATTACAAATGGGATAGATTGACGCGCCAAAAACATAAACGCTCGACCAAATAACCGCGCAAACATCATTACCGCCTGCCCCATGAGCCTAAACTTGCCCCAAAAGCTAATGCCAAATTTTGCCAATATGGCATTAACCAGCATCATCATTGCACCGAACTTGATAAAGTGAGCAAGCATACCGAAAAATGAACCTAGCACCAGTGCCACGCTGTATTTGATAGCAAACAAAATCAGATTTAACTTGATGAATTTAAGTAGCAAACTACCAATAGTTTTGACTAGCTCTGGGTTAGCTTGCGCCCACGCCGTGATTTTATTGATAGTATCGGTCAATCCTTGCACAAATGAGCGTAGGGTAGCATTGAGTACGCCGCCTTTTCCGCCTAGCGCGATTGAAAAGGATTCCCATGCGCCCTTGAGCTGGTCAATATCACCTGCGAGGTTATCCATCTGGATATCAGCGACCTTTTTGGCAGCGCCAGCAGAATTTTCTAGCTGTTTAGTCAGTTCGGTGAATTTATTGACGACTTGGCCTGTGTTTTTATCAAGTACGCCTGTGGCAGCAACGAGCGGTTCTAGCTTGCTAAAATGCTCTTGCCCTGCGATACCTTTAAAGATATCCATGCGCTGGTCAGTTGATAGTTTTTCTGTTTTGGTGCGTATTTCATTGAGTAAGGCACCAAAGTCTTTCATTGTGCCATCTTTATTGACCGGGTTAACTTTGATTGTGTCAAGTGCGTCTTTAGCAGGTTTTGGCAATGTAGCAAGCCGCGCCATAATAGCTTTGATGCCTGTACCAGCGTCTGAGCCTTTAATGCCCACATTACCAAGTAGTCCAATAGCTGCATGAGTTTGCTCAAGGCTTGCCCCGTACATCTTAGCTACAGGTGCTGCCATTTTCATGGCTTCGCCGATATCTTCTATGCCGACGGATGTTTTGTTGGCGGTGGATACCATCACATCACCAAGTCGCCCCATTTCTTTTGCTTGCATACCGAAGGCATTGAGTACGCCACCTGAGATTTCAGCAGCACGGGCAACTTCCAATTGACCTGCTGCGGCTAAGTCCAATGTACCTGCTAACGATTCAAAGACTTGCTGACTGTTGAGACCCGCTGCACCAAGTTCGTACTGTGCTTGGGCGGCTTGGCTGGCTGAAAATGCAGAACGTGCGCCTTCAGTGATAGCTTGATTGCGGAGCATGGCTAGTTCACTTGACTTGGCATCTAGCTCAAGCACCGCTTGCGTGGCACTCATTTGCTTATCAAATGCAATAGCAGGTTTGAGTATTTGATAACCTGCGACAGCTGCGCCGCCCATCTTAGCGATACTGCCCATCGCTTGCTCTCGCAGACCTTTGCGGTAATCGGCAAATGATTTTGATAAGCTGTCCGCTTTTTTTTGCACGCCTACAATGGCACTAAATACCAGTTTTAAATCACTGGCAAGTCCCCGTGCGTGTTCACGAGCTTTTGAAAATAATGAATTGGTTTGATTGAGCGGTTGGTTAAGACCGTTTAGGCGGCTACTATTAACCTTTGATAATGTCTCGTTGAATTGCTCAACCGATGCTGTAGTTTTGTCAAAAGCTTGGTTCAAACGCTCAGATTGAGCAACGATAGACTGCAAAGGGGCAGAAATACGGTCAATGAGTTCGAGTGTCGCGGATAAATCAAGATTTGCCATATTGCCCCTTTAAAGATTATTTTTTGGTTTCTGAACGTTCCCTTGCCTTGTCGTGCCACATCATCAGCTCTGCTAAATCCATCTGATCGCACACATCGGGCGACCAATGGAACACCACGGCAAGGTCTGCTATCACGTCATCTATGCTGACTGGGATTCTAGGTTCGCTTTTGCCTTGGCTCGCTCCGCTGGACTGGCGAAAAAACCCACCACCGCTGTGGCTACCTTGGTAAAGTCTGCCAAGTCCATATCCGCCAAGTCATGCTCAACGAGTACAGGGGAGGCGACACGGGGGACGAGTTTGGCAATGGCATCAAATTCTAGTTTTAGAACATCGGTCAACGATAAGCCGCGCAATGACCCTGCCTTTGGCTTGCGAATAGTGATTTGACTGATGACGGTGTCGCCACGGACAATCGGTGTGTCAAGGGTGACGGTTTCAATGTCGGGGTTTTGCACGATAGCGGTTGGTAAGTCTTGGGTTTGATTGTCTTTTGACATGATAGTTTCCTAAAAATTGTTATTAATTTTTTTTAGCAAGGTGCGTAGAACGCACCCAACCCATTGATAAAATAGCGGTTACAGACCAAGCAGTGCGTTAATTTGGCTGGTTTTGTCCACACCGCCCAAAATACAGATGCCGTTGACAAGGTCGATTTCGCATAGCTCAAAGCCGTCATCAACGACTTTTAAATAAGTGACGCCATACAGCAACTCTTGCTCGTTAATGCTGCCTAGCTCCATCTCACCGAGCTGAAACTCTTTGAGCGAGCCACGCATATAGACTTCGCGGATAACGTGTTTGCAAATATCTTGGCGTTCATAAGCGCCGACATAGCGAATTGGTAAATCACTGACGCCACACTTTGCCAATTGAGCAAAGTGACGGCTGTCAACACCCGTGTAGGTGATGGTGCTTTCCATCTTCTCAAAACCCATATCAAGGTCGATGTCACCAATCATACCAGCGCCGCGATACTCCTCGGTTTTTTTGACGATTTCGGGTAGTTCAATTGTCTTGGCGGTACCTGCGTAGCTATCGCCATCGACAAAAACGTTGTAGTTTTTAAGTACAGCGGGGAGTTGTTTTGCCATTTCTTTATCCTTACGCCGTTTGGGCGATTAGTTTGCTAAAGTCAACCAAATAGCGGTCGGTGATACGCTGGTTCAAAAACAAGTTTTCTAGCGTTGGCACAGGGGTATAGTCATAGTCGATATACATAAGGCCTTGGCTTAAGTCTTGGGGGTTGTTAATCTCTTCGTTGTACCAGCAGCTTGCACCGATGAGCCAACCTTTGGCGACGAATTGGCGTAACTTTGCGTTGATACTGTCGATGATGTCACGGGCTAAAATAGGCGTGAGCGGCTTGTCAATGAAGGGAAAACAGCCTGCAATGATGGTATCAAGCAAAAATTGGGCGGTGCGTGTGGTGGTCTCAAAGGCAAAGCGGGGGTCGTCGCTACAGGTGCGATTGCCCCAAAAGCGAAAGCCCTCGTGCTGGATGAGACTGGTGACTTCATTGGCGTTTAAGTAGCCGACTTCGGTGTCTGGGTCCTCCAAGTCCCATGTGCGTGGGTAACTGATGCCGTCCACCGTTGAGATGGCGACATTGCTGATTGACTTGGTAAATGAGGCTGGGTCGGTCTCATCAATTTTTGCCCGTAAGGCTAAGGCGGTGGCGATAATTGGGGTCATTTTGGCTCCTTGGTATCAAATAAAAAACGGTTAGCAGTACCCATACCGATTTTGACAAGCTCGGTTTTGGGTGGTAATTGGTGTAATACGTGCTCGATGCCGTAGCGTTCACGTTGATAGCGACAGCAAAGTTGGTCGTTGTTGATATAGGCAAAAATCACATCAGAATTGGCGGTGTTAAAAGCGCGCTTATCGTCTAACGACACACGTGGATTTTGGGCTTCTGGAAAGTCGGTGATGATTTGAGATTGACTAACGGTATCGTACCAGTACAGTTTTGCAATACCACCTGACACATACGCCAATACAGGGCGCATATTTTGGTCAAATGTTAAGTCAAGCTCGGTGATGTTGAGCGCTGCTAACAGCGTTTTTGCGGTGTCTTTTGGCAAATCACTGCGCTGAATATAAATAGCCTTGCTATCTGTCCATGCGCGCCAAATGTACGACGC